ATTTAACAGGATTAAATCAACCAATAGACATACCAATTATTCTTCAAAATGTTGTTTATGATTCAGATTATATTGGTGGTATCGATACGTTGCGCGTTTTAAATTGGACATTAAACTTCACTATGAAGGGGTATATGTACGGTCCAATATCTAATGTTGATGTAATTAGAACATCTTCTGCTAATACATTCAATGATGTATTTAATGCCAACTCTTCTCGCAAAATCACCATTAATAGTGGAGCAGGTAGTGGCGGAACAGGTACATTTAAAGTTGGCGAACTTGTTTATCAAGGAAATAATTTTGATGTTGCCTCTGCAACTGCATATGTAGATGCTTGGAGTCCTTCTACGAATACTCTTATTGTTGTGGATACTACAGGTGTTCTTGCTTCTGGTCATTTTATAACTGGTGCAGTATCCAATGCGTCATATAATATAATTTCGTTTGGCACAAATGATCAACAATTAGTAAGCATAACTGTTACACCTGATCCTAACACTGCTAACGTAAATACTGCATTCGGATTTGATACAACTGTTGAGGAATTCCCCAATATAACATGAGTGATGTTGATAAAAATCTTGCTGAGTTATTAAATACTGATTATGTGCCTGTTGTAAATGACAAATCTGACAAGCCCATAACATTGCATCACGACAACACAAATAATCCAGATGCACATTATTCTCGATCAAATTATTATAATCTTATTGAAAAGGGCAACGAAGCATTAGATGGTATTCTAGAAGTTGCAAAAGAATCACAACATCCAAGAGCCTATGAAGTTGCTGCAAATATGATCAAAAATCTTTCTGATGTCACAGAAAAATTAATGATCCTTCAAAAACAACAACAAGAATTACAACCAAAAGGACCTGCCGCTCCTACAAATATTACAGTGGATAAGGCAGTATTCGTTGGATCAACTGCTGAGTTGTTGAAGAAACTTAAAAATGAATCTAGCGACTAGAATAAAGAATTATTTGGGGAACCCAAATTTAAAGAAGATTAATATGCAATTACAACTTACGGAAGATCAAGTCCGTGAGTTTGTTCGCTGCGCGCAAGATCCAATTTATTTTATTGAAAACTATGTCAAGATTATTACACTTGATAAAGGGTTCGTTCAAATTTCACTGTATCCGTTTCAAAAAGAAGCCATCACTGATATCAATACGAATCGTCGTGTGATTGTAAAGGCTGGTCGTCAGGTCGGTAAGACCACGATGGTTGTTGGCTATATTCTTTGGTATATCTTATTCAATGAAGACAAGTTCGTTGCAATTCTAGCAAACAAAGCACCAACTGCAAGAGAAATTTTGAATCGCGTTAAAATTGCATATGAATCTTTGCCATTGTGGTTGCAACAAGGTGTTCGCGTTTGGAACAAAGGCGATATAGAATTAGAAAATAATTGTCGTGTGATGGCAACATCAACTGCTTCTAGTGCGATTCGTGGTTTCTCTATTTCATTATTGTATCTTGACGAGTTTGCATTCGTGCCAAGTAATATTGCCGAAGAATTTTTTACATCTGTTTACCCAACTATTTCTTCTGGTGAAACTTCCAAGATTCTTATTTCTTCAACACCGAATGGGATGAATCACTATTATAGAATGTGGACGGAAGCTGTTGAAGGTCACAATGGATTTACGCATATTGAAGCAAATTGGCGTCAAGTCCCAGGAAGAACACAACAATGGGCAGATGAGCAGCGTCGAGTTCTTGGAGAACAGAAGTTTTCACAAGAAATGGAATGCGAGTTTATGGGTTCAGCAGGAACACTTATCTCTGTAGCTGGTTTAAAGTCTCTTGCATTCGTAAAACCATTACATATATCTGATACAGGAATCAAAATTTACGAACAACCAATACAAGGACAAAATTATGTGCTAGTTGCCGACACATCAAGAGGAAAGGGTCTTGATTATTCAGCATTTACTGTTCTTAGCGTCTCTACGATGCCCTATAAAGTGGTCGCAACATATAAAAACAATGAAATTAGCCCTTTAGTGTATCCTAGTGTTATAAAAAAAGTTGCTGACTATTACAATCAAGCCTATGCATTAGTAGAAATCAATGATAATGGTCAACAGGTCGTAGATTCTCTCTTTGAGGACTATGAATATGAAAATATTCTTTCTACAGTAGATCTTAAAGGTAAAATTGCTCTAACTTGGGGTTATGGAAACAAGTCTAATCGTGGTGTACGAACCACCAAATCAGTAAAACGTCTCGGTACTTCTATTCTTAAGAATTTAATTGAGCAACAAAAAATAATTATTCAAGATTTTGATTTAATCTCAGAACTTTCTACCTTTATAGCCAAAGGAAACAGCTTCGAAGCAGAAGAAGGAAGTCATGATGATCTTGTAATGTGTTTAGTTTTGTTCTCTTGGATGACAAATCAATCATTTTTTGCTGAATTTACTGATTCTAATTTAAAAACAAGACTTTATGAAGAACAAATGCGTCAAATCGAAGAAGAATCGCTTCCAACTATGCTTGCTGGTCATCTTGATATAGATGGTAATGATGGGTCTTATGTAGAAGGTGGTGACCTTTGGAGACCGTTTACTCGTTAAAAAACTTAAAATACTAAATATTTCGTAGATTTCTTAATCTCCATATTATAGGAGCAATAACATGGCTTTTCAAGTATCACCAGGCGTGAATGTTTCCGAAATTGACGCAACAACAGTTGTACCATCAGTTTCCACATCCACTGGCGCTGTTGCTGGCGCATTTCAGTGGGGACCAATTGATGTTGTTCGTGCTGTTTCAACAGAGGACGAGTTGGTTGCGGTTTTCGGTAAACCAGACTCAGACACGTTTTTAACATTTTTTACAGCAGCAAATTTCCTTTCATATAGCAACAGCCTATTCGTTTCTCGTGCTGATGCTGCAACTCTAAACGCTGCAGTTGGACTTAATGTAGCCTCATGGGCAGGCAATACAAAAATTCGCAATGAAGATCACTACTTTAATAGTTTCTTCACTACTTCGAATGCGAATATTGTTGTAGCAGCTCGTTTTCCAGGATCTCTTGGAAACTCACTAAAGGTTGCAATCTGTGCAAACGCAAATGCTGGTGTGTTTTCAACTTGGACATATGCTCCATATTTCGACAGAGCACCAGGAACTTCAGGATATATCGCTGCAAACTTTAAGTCAAATGCAAATGATGAAATGCATATTGCAGTTATCGACGAAGATGGTTTGATCACAGGAACACCTAATACAGTGATCGAGCGCTACTCAAATGTATCTAAAGCAACAAATGCTAGAGATGAAAGTGGTGCATCACTATACTGGCGCGATGTTCTTTATACGAACTCTCGTTGGGTGTATGCAATGGGACAAAATAGCGCAACATGGGGTGTTGCTGCTAATGCTACTCACTTCTTCGATGGCGAAAATCTAAACGGCATTTCATTTGTACAAGGTACAGATGCCACACCAACTGATGGCAATGTTCAAACTGCTTATACTCAGTTTGCTTCAACAGACAATGTTGACATTAGTTTGGTAATGACTGCTGGTCACTCTGAAACAGTTGTTGGTACAACAATAACTCTAGCAGGTGCAAGACGCGATTGCTTGACGTTCATATCACCATCCCTAGCAAATTGCCAAGCAGCTGATCCAACAACAGCAATTGTTAACTATCGTAATAATGCTCTTGCTAACGTATCCAACTCATTCGCAGTAATAGATAGCAACTGGAAGTATCAGTACGACAAGTATAACGACACTTATCGCTGGGTCCCATGTAACGGTGACACTGCTGGTCTCTGCGCGCAAACTGATCGTGATCGTGATCCATGGTTCTCACCAGCTGGATTTAATCGCGGTCAATTGAAGAATGTTGTTAAATTGGCATTTAATCCGAACCAAACACAACGCGATACGCTTTACAAGAATAGTGTGAACCCAATTGTATCTTTCCCAGGAGAAGGAACTGTTCTCTTTGGTGATAAGACGCTTCTAAGCAAGCCAAGTGCATTTGATAGAATCAATGTCCGTCGCTTGTTTATCGTTCTTGAAAAAGCAATTGCTCGTGCTGCTCGCGCTCAGTTGTTCGAGTTCAATGATGAGTTTACAAGATCACAATTTGTAAATCTTGTCGAGCCATTCCTACGACTTGTACAATCACGTCGCGGTATCTATGATTTCCGTGTTGTTTGCGATGAGACAAACAATACTTCTCAAATCGTCGATAGCAATCAGTTTGTTGGTGACATCTACATTAAGCCAGCCAAGGCAATTAACTTTATACAGTTGAACTTTGTTGCTGTTCGCTCAGGTGTTGCCTTCGATGAAATCGTAGGACGCTTCTAATAAATAGCATAAAGGCTCAGGAGTAAAAACAATGGCATTTAATGCAGATCAATTTCGTAGTGTACTCGTAGATGATGGTGCTCGTCCTAATCTATTTGAAGTAGAACTCGGTTTCCCTTCTTACGTTCAAAACGTGGCAAGCCTTGCTCGCTTTATGGTAAAGACGGCGCAATTACCTGGATCAACACTAGGTAGCGTTCCTCTTCAATATTTCGGTCGTGAAGTTAAAGTTGCTGGTAATCGTACTTTCGCAGATTGGACAGTTACAATTATCAATGACGAAAACTTTGCAATTCGTAATTCGATGGACGCTTGGATGCGCGGCATCAACAACAATGTAACCAACCTTCGCTCTAATAGTGCCAGAAACACATCATCTGGTGGCAGATTAATTGGAAACACAGGTGGTTATGCGAGTGATGCAACTGTAACACAATACAGAAAAACTGGCGGCACCGCAAAGAGATATCGTTTCGTTGGAATGTTTCCAATTGATATCACACCAATCGATCTAGATTGGGGTTCAAACGATACAGTTGAAGAGTTTTCAGTGACATTCCAGTATCAATACTGGACAGAAGTGAGTACGACAAGCGGATTCACTGGTACTTCATTATTCACAACAACTGCCTAAATTTGAAATCCAAGAGGAGAGGATTTTCTCTCCTTTTGTTTTATTATGGAGTAACATATGGCAATTAATCTTTTCGGTTTCGAGATTGCGCGCAAAAAAGAAGAGGTTAGTATTCAACCAGCAATCACTGCACCCGCTGCAGATGATGGTGCAGTGAATATATCCGCTGGCGGATATTTCGGAACTTATCTCGATCTAGAAACAAGTTTTAAAAACGAAAACGATTTAATTACTCGTTATCGTGAAATGGCTATGCAGCCAGAACTTGAGTCTGCGGTTGATGATATCGTAAACGAAGCAATCGTTCATGACGTAACTGGAAAAACGGTTACGATTATTCTTGATGATTTAGAACAACCAGATAATATTAAAGACATGATTCGCGAAGAATTTCAAAACGTTCTTCGTATGTTAGATTTCTCAAACGAAGGCGCAGATATATTTCGTCGTTGGTATATTGACGGAAGATTGTATTATCAAGTTTTGGTTGATCAAAAACAGCCAAGACTGGGCATTCAAGATCTTGTCTACATTGACCCAAGAAAAATTAAAAAAGCGCGTCAAGTTATACGCGAAAAAGATCCACGTACAGGTGTTGAAGTTGTTAAAGGAACACAAGAATTTTATGTGTTTAACGACAGAGCAACAACCACAGGTCAGACTGTTGTAACTTCACCAACAGATGCAAGCGTAAAAATTGCACCAGATGCAATTGTCAATGTGAATTCTGGTTTGATGGATCCAAGAAGAATGCTAGTTCTTTCTTTCTTGCATAAAGCAATCAAACCACTTAATCAACTACGTTTGGTTGAGGATGCAGTTGTTATCTATCGTTTATCGCGCGCACCAGAACGTCGTGTGTTCTATATTGACGTTGGTAACATGCCGAAGATTAAATCAGAACAATATCTTCGTGATATTATGACCAAGTTTAGAAACAAAGTTGTATACGATAGCACAACTGGTGAAGTAAAGGACGATCGTAAATTCCTTTCAATGATGGAAGATTTTTGGATTCCACGTCGCGGTGAAGGTAAATCAACAGAAATTACAACACTCCCAGCAGGACAAAATCTTGGTGAATTATCTGACGTCAACTATTTTGAAA